CTCTTGGACAATTGATAGCCTCATGGATGGGGAATAGCGAAACTGCGCATGCAATCGCAAGCTTCCTGTCACTTGCTTTTTTGACCTATATTTCAATCGTTTTTGGTGAACTTTATCCTAAACGCATTGCTCTAAATCTAAAAGATGCCTTGGCAATCCGAACAGTGCCATTTATTATTGCTCTCGGTAAGATTGTGAGTCCCTTTGTTTGGATGCTATCAGCATCAACCAATCTCTTGAGTCGTTTGACACCAATGACATTTGACGATGCAGATGAAAAAATGACTCGGGATGAGATTGAGTATATGCTTACCAATAGTGAAGAAACTTTGGATGCGGATGAAATCGAAATGTTGCAAGGAATTTTCTCACTAGATGAGCTCATGGCACGTGAAGTCATGGTTCCTCGAACAGATGCCTTCATGGTAGATATCCAAGATGACACTCAGACCATTATCGAAAGTATTTTAAAACAAAACTTTTCTCGAATTCCTGTCTATGATGATGACAAGGACAACGTGATTGGTTTGATTCACACCAAGAGTCTGCTAAAAGCGGGTTTTACCGATGGTTTTGATAATATTGTATTGAAAAAGATATTACAGGAACCTCTCTTTGTACCTGAAACTATTTTTGTTGATGATTTGTTAAAAGAACTGAGAAATTCACAAAGACAGATGGCTATTCTTCTTGATGAATACGGAGGAATGGCTGGTTTGGTAACACTCGAGGACCTCCTTGAAGAGATTGTTGGTGAGATTGATGATGAGACTGACCGTGCTGAAGTCTATGTTCATACTATCGGCGAGGGCACTCATATTGTCCAAGGGACAATGAATTTGAACGATTTCAATGATTATTTTGATGTCGAGCTTGAAAGTGACGATGTAGATACCATTGCTGGTTATTATTTGACTGGTGTGGGAACTATTCCAACATCAGAAAAACTCAGTTATGAGTTAGATAGTGGCAACAAGCATATCACCTTGACAAATGACAAGGTAAAAAATGGTCGTGTCACCAAGCTTAAGGTTCAAATTCAAGAGCTTGAATCAGAAGAAGAAACTGAATAAAACAAAAGCTTTATCAGAGAAAACTGATAGAGCTTTTTTAAGCGTTAAAAAGAAAAGACTCCGTTAGGAGTCTTTGTTTAAATAGAGGCGGTAGACGGATTTGAACCTATTGATTTATCGGGCTTTGTGGGGATTTTGCCCCAAATCCGCCCCAAATTTAAGCAGTTAGGAAAATTTCTTTTATCTGCTCAAAGTTTTTATCTGCTAAGGCTTCCATCTGGTGCGAGTAGACCTTTAGGGTGATATCTGGACTCTCATGTCCTAGTAGCTTTGATATGGTCACAATGTCAATCCCTTTAAATATTAGGTAAGAAGCATAAGTGTGTCTTAGACTGTGGTTTCTGACAGGCCTGCCTACAAGTCTTTTTATCAACTTGTTACAAGCTGAGTTTGAAACTCCGAAACACACCCTGTTTTTAATGTTTGCTTGCCAGTAGCTCTTTCTATACGTTTTTAAAGTTTCGATCGTGATCCTGTCTATCGGGACTTTTCTTTTTGAACTCTCATTTTTTAAATCTGCAAAATCTTGCGTTTTTGAATAATCAAAGGACTTGTTTATATCTATTATCCCGTTTTGTAAGTCTATATCACTCCAAGTAAGCCCCAGAGCCTCAGAAAAGCGCATACCAGTCACCGAAAGGAGATAGAGGGTGAAATAGGACACGTACTGGATATTCGAGCGTGTGGACGAAATTAGAGCCTTATATTCGTTCTCTTCCAAGAAGTCGTTATCCTCTGACCTGGTTTCTATCTGAGATTTTACTTTGGCATCTTCAGCGAAGTTGTAACTGATCACTTGCTCCCTGACTGCTACTTTTAAAGCGCCCTTGATTTGATAGTGAAATTTCTCAAGGGTTTCCTGGGCGTATTTCTCGCCAAACTCGTTGAGCCGCTTTTGGTAATATAAGGGAGTGATATCCTTTACTTTCAAATCTCCAAAGTACGTTTTGATATGCTTTAAGTTTTTGGTGTATGTATCCCAAGTCTTATCCTTGACATGTGGACGCTTGTAAACGTCTGACCAGGTCTTTACAAAATCATAAAGCGTGACATCTTTGTCTGTCAAGATATTCTCGGATAGGTTATCCTCTATCTCCCTTGCTGCAACTTGAGCTAGTTTCTTGGTCTTGAAACCACTTTTTGATTTTTGTTTGTATTTGCCGTCTGTATCCTTGTAAGATATTCGGTATTCCCAACCGTTATCTCTTTTTCTGAAGTATGCCATTGATTTTACCTCACTTTTTTGATAAAATGGGCATAGAAAAGAGGGCTTTTTAATGCCTGTCTTTCTATACATCCTACCTCACGCTCAGAGTCGCCAAACTTTCAGAGCGTGGGGCTTTTTTGTTTTTGTATAATTAAAAACAGCTGCACAATTTTTGTACAGCTGTGACCGAGGCAGGAGCTACCTGCCGTATTTTGCACTAGATGGTATCATCTAGGTAATCCAACTGTATTTTATCAAAATTTCTATTTAGTTGTCAAATATAATACGTTCGCTAATTGCGTCCGATAATTTTCTCAGCGCATCCTCATATTTTTGCTTGCAGGCGAGTGTGGGGATTTTTCTATTTAGCGATTTTCCATATTGTCAAATCAAGATAATAAGACAATTCTTTATTGCGTTCTAGAATTTTTTCAGTATCTATATCTACTGTTTTGTATGGTCCACCTCGACCAGTTAAGATAGCATCATATCTGTACTTCTTATTCTGGACCATAAAAGCGATTTTTCTTGCTATTTCAGCCGGTATATAACCAACAAATGTGTTATTTACTAAAACTTTTATTGCATTCTTATCATGCTTATTTAAAGGTTCTCTTTGAAGAATGACATCAACCGTTTTAAGTTTATTGTATTTGTAAACAGTTTTATAAGTTCTTAGTATGTATGATTTTAAGTATTTATTATCTTTCCCAAAATAGTGTTCTCCACCACTTAAAAAATCAGCAACTTGGTAAGCTTCTTTTTTGTGATAATTGGTTCCCATTAACAGAAAGCTGTCATGAAAAATGATAGTTTCTTTAAATTCAGTTTTTGTATCTAAATTGTCCTTTGTGGATGAGAAAATATTAGGGAATAATTTTGAAAGAATACCCATTAGGTTACGCTCCTAATTTTTCTATTAATCTATAAAACTCTTCCTGAATCATATCTTCGCCCCAGGTTGTTGAGATTTTGTGTCTTTCGGCAAACTGGAGCCAGTTGAAGTCGGACACTTCGTACTGTGCGAGTTCTTCAGAGATGAGATGTCGAATCATGAAGCGGTCTGCTTCGTTCTCATATTTGTATAGCAGCCGTTTGTAATTGGCTGGGTCGTGGTTTATGTGCCCTAATTCGTGTAGGATGACCTTTTCTCGTTCTTCCTGGCTAAGATTACCATTGACGTAAATAACGCGCTCATCAGGAAAATAGAAGCCCCTACGCTCCCACATGGTCTCAGGGAAGAGATAGAGTGTGACCTGGTATTCATCCAGTAACTCATTCACTTTCAATGTCGGACACCCCCAGAGAGAGTTTAATGATCTGCGCAATCTTGTCTACGTCCTCATCTGATAGTGGTTTTCCATCAAAGAGAACCACACGTTCACGAAGATTGGACAAGTCGACCACACGGCCGTCAGCAGTAGTGACAAGGTCGCTTGAAATAGCAGGATTGTCAGTACGACCTAGAAGATAATCTAAAGAAACATTGAAAAAGTCAGCAATTTCTTGCATTCTTTCAGTACTAGCTTTTTGTTTTTTTAATGAATAAAGTGTATTTCTACTATATCCTAGCTTTTCTTCCAAGGCATTTAAAGAAAGACCTTGTTTATTGGCTAGTTCTTTAATTCTTTCAAATGTCAGAAACATTGATTTATCAACCTTTCTAAGCATTACGAAAAAATATTTTAAATTATATGATTAAAACTGTTGACAAAGTTAAATAAATAATTTAAAATAATAATCGTAAGCTAAAGAGTTAGCGAAACAGACAACTAAAAAAATAAAAACCTAAAAAACTGATTGGCGTCCGTTTTGAATAGGTAAACCTTACTTTTTAGTAGGTCTTTTCTCTATGTCTTGATTTTAAATCATTCATTTAAAAATGTCAAGAAATTCGCTAACTTTTTAGATAATATTTTTAAAAAGGAGGTCAGAAATGAGCCAACAACATCAAAAATGGATTCAGATCGTCAAAGACAAATTGAATTCAGAAGGAATGACACAAACACATCTTGCTCGTGCTTGTGGAGTCAAGAAGCCTACCATTTCAGAATTGCTGAAGTATGGTAAAGGAAGTGACAAATTAAAAAATCGAGTGTGCGATGTCCTAGGCATCGATGAAAGCTGGGTTAATTTAGGAGAGTAAGAAGGAGCAAACATGAAACCAAACCGATATTGTATAGCAGGAGGAAAAATTGATGGAAAAAATTATTGCTTATTCTGTTGAAGAATTATACGAAAAGGTTGCAGAACAAGAAAAACGCATCTCAGAAATCGAAATGCGTTTGGGAATCAAGCATCTGGAAGATACTTCATCATAAATTTAGATTTAAAGATTTGAATAATAATTTCAACATAAAGCTTCATCGTATGAAGAGAGATACTAGAGCTTTTATCCCAATGCGTGTAGTCATTACCCACTTCTCTAATAAAGTGCAATGCACCATTTAGAAGTTCGTCATCTTTTACATACCGGTCAATAGCATTATTAAATGATAGTTTTGGGTTAGATAGATACTCTTTGTCATCTAATTTAAAGTCTAAAGCATAATCTTTAATTAAGCATTCAATGGCAGAACGGTAACCGGTTCCTGCGATATTCTCTAATCCCATTTTTTCTGCCTCGACCGCTTCACTGTAAAACTCTACAAATCTAGGAGCGTGCTCAACAAAAAGAGGATCTAAGTCGAAAGCGACTTTATTAGGATAAACAAGAATCATAGTAGTTTTATCACTTTGATGTAAATACTCTTGATTTGTCATGTGGTACTTTTTACAAGATGGGCAACGATGGTGCACAGTAAAAATGTAACCTTCTTGGATTTCCAATTTACCTGCATCGTTACTAGTAGGGTTATTCCCAATACCACACAAAGGGCAAGTTTTCGGAATTTGAATGGTTAGAGTTTTTCCGATTGCACTGAAGTAATAATCAACAGTAGATAATTCCATAAGATTTCTCCGTTCAATTTATTATCTTTATTATACCAAATTTTGAAAGGAAAAAACAATGAGACCAAATCGATATCCGTATAGCGGAAAAAAAGGCCATACCTTAATAAAGGCAGACCATGAATTAGTTAAAAAAATTTCAAGAAACACTAGTTATCTTGAGAATTTACTAGCAACCAAATTGTAAGGAGGAGAAATAAAATGATTCATCATTATATAACTCATTATGCAAGCAATGGAAAAGATTATGCCGAAGCATGGATTCAAATCAATTTTTTTGGAATGTGCTTTTGTTTATGGAAAAAGCGTACAACCATTGAACGATTGTACGCAAACGAAGATTAGACTTTCTTCCATCCGTTGCCTTTAGCTGATGTCGGAGGTAGCCGGTCACCTTTTCCAATAGTTGCGGTATGACCGTTAGTGACTTTTCCACCACGAGGTCCCACCTCTACATAGTGGCCAGGTTTCTGATTGTCTGTTCCAGGTTTTATTGGAGTCTTTGACATAAGACTGCTCCTTTCTATTGAAATTTTGACTAAAACGGTGAGAGGTCTCAGTCAAGATATATTATAATTCAAATATTTTTATTTGTCAACATATAGTGTAAGAAAGGATGTTGTATGTTCTAGAAACACAACATATGGTGTTTTGGATGTGGAGTAAGATTGAACAACAATTAAAGTCAAAAGGTTGGTCAATGTACAGATTAGCCAAAGAATCAAATGTCCATCCATCTAATTTTTCAAACTTAAAGGCCGGAAGATTAAAAGAGATGTCGTGGACGAATATGTGCAAAATCGCTGATGCACTGGAAGTCAGCTTGGATGAATTTAGATAACAAAAAAGCACCTGACGGCAATCAGGCGCTCAACAAAATATTCTAAAGGAATTATATCATGAATGACTTAATGAATCAATTATTAGATCAGTTTGAAGCTGGATTGATGGATAGAACACTCAAAGTCATGACGATTGTGACCGATGAGAGAAGGCGCTATCCAATGGAACTGAACAAGTCGCAATGCTCCGAGATGTTACTTGGAACAAAAGACACGTCAACGTTTGACGAGCGTTTCAACCGACACGCAGACTTTCCACGAATTGAGGGCAAGCGTGAAAAATATCCAAGGGATGCCGTGATTGAATGGTATCACAAAAACTGGCAAAAAACTGCAATATAGGAGAAATTACATGAAATTACTAGACAAAATCACAAAATGGTTTTTCAACACAACAAAAATCGAAGTCAATACCGACTGGCGATTGGTTGCGTTGGATACGAACAGGGAATTGATAGACCTTCAAGAAAAACATCAGATAGCAAATCAACGTATCGCAGATCTTGAAGAAATCGTAGCAATCTATGAAGAAAAGGAAAACACAAAATGATTGAATATATCTATTTCGGAACAACAATGCTTTTTTTGCTCTGGGCACTAGTAAATGAGCTAGATGACCGAGCAGAATCTAAAAAGAAAAACAGACAACTAATCGCAAGCGACATCGCTCGTATGAATCTGAGAAATTCAGATAAGCAATTTACATACGATGTGGATCCACCAGTAGGATTGAAATAAGGGATAAAAATATGAGTGTAAGTCGCAACATGAACGAAATGGAAATTCGGGTATTGAATATGATTCTTAATTGCGCTACGTTCGACCTTCCAATTCAAGCAAGTGAAATACGTTTAGAAACTGGACTCTCAAAACGTAAGTTAGAAGAAGTCATTGAAAGTCTTCGAGTTAATTTTAGACACCCTATTGTGGCTAAGAAGACGAAACCAAATGGATACTACTTGCCACAAAGTGAGGAAGAGCGACAAGCTGGTCTGGCTCCTTACCGTAGACAAATCTTAACCGAGCAGAAGAATCTTGCTGCTGTCATGAATATTGACTTAGAAAGCTACTGGAGGAAGAGTGTATGAGTGAAGATTTTAGAATACTACCTCATGATCTAGTTGCAGAGCAGTCGGTTCTGGGTGCTGTCTTTATCTCACCGGAAACGATGATATCACTTGCAGACGAATTAACTCCTGACGATTTTTACAAGCCTGCCAACAAGATTGTATTTAAAACTATGTTGTCATTGCTTGAAAAAGGTGAGCCAATCGATGCTACGACTATGGTGTCTGCTCTTACCAATCAAGGTGACATCTCAAATATCGGTGGTATAAACTACGTTGTCGAGTTAGTAAATTCAACACCAACTTCAAAAAATGTGGAGCATTACGCAAAATTAGTAAAAGAGAAGGCAACTCTTCGGAAAGTCATCGCTGACTTGTCTGATTCATTATCTAGTGCCTACCAAGGTGATGTATCGATTGGTGACATCATTGCTAAAACTGAAAAATCCTTAATCAATATCAGTAATCAAAATGCAGGTACTGGATTTCGTAATGTGGCCGATATCATAGACACACATATGCAAATAGTTGAGACTCGATCGCAGACAGATGGATTTGTGACAGGTATTTCTACAGGTTTCATAGGATTAGATAAGATTACAACAGGTCTTCATGAGGATAACCTTATTATTCTTGCTGCACGTCCTGCTATGGGTAAGACTGCATTAGCGTTGAATATAGCAAAGCATGTAGCTGTGAAAGAAAATAAACTGTTATTTTTTCACTCGAAATGGGAGCAGAAGACTTAATTGAACGGATGGTGGCATCAGAGGGGATGGTTCCAACTTATCATTTAAAAACAGGGAATTTAAGTACAGACGAATGGAGAAGGCTTGTTCATGCTCAAAGCAATCTCTATGATGCTCCTATCTTCGTAGATGATACAGCAGGTATTCGTATTTCAGAAATTCGTTCAAAAGCTCGAAAACTTGCCCAAGAAATGGGTGGGATTGGTGTTATTATCATTGACTACTTGCAGTTAATTACTGGATCAAAAGGAGAAAATCGTCAGCAGATAGTTTCTGAAATATCGAGGGAATTGAAGATACTTGCAAAAGATTTAAAAGTACCAGTCATAGCTTTATCTCAATTAAGTCGTGCAGTTGAACAGAGACAAGACAAACGGCCGATGCTGGCAGATTTGCGAGAGTCTGGCTCGATTGAGCAAGATGCTGATATCGTAGCATTCTTGTATCGTGAGGCCTACTATCAGAAGGAACAGGCAGACAGTCAAGAAGCGAATAACGTAACCGAGCTGATCCTGGAAAAGAATCGGCATGGCAGTTTAGGCACAGTGAAGTTGTATTTTCACAAAGAGTACACAAAATTTTCAAGTGTGGAGGATATATAACAATGATTAAGAAAAGCGAAGTCACTGGCTTCTTATCGTTTTTCAAATTTCCAAAGCCATTTATCTATGATGAGAAATATAAGACATTGAGCAATAACGCTAAAATGCTCTATATGCTTCTGTTTGATAGGTTAGAACTATCTTTAAAAAATGGCTGGCATGATAAAGAAGGGAACGTCTTCCAGTATTACACAAATGAACAGTTAATGATTGACTTAAATTGCAATAGCAACAAGACGATTATCAAAATCAAAAAGGAATTGAAAGATGCTGGTCTAATGAAGGAAGTCAGACAAGGGATGAACTTACCAAACCGCATTTATCTTGATGTTCTTAACGGAAGTGTAGAAAGTACATTTCAGGAAGTGCAAAAAGTACACCTTGGAAGTGTAGAAAGTACATTTCAGGAAGTGCAAA